AATGGTGATTATACAGAAGTTTTATACTTAGATCATGGTGTAAACTTTGGTGGATCACTAAACTTATTCTCTGGATTTAACGATGAATTAAAAGCTAGGATTGATAATTTCCTAGAAGCCAAAGTGTTATATTCACTCGACATCGATATGCCAGATTACGGTGCAATGCTAAAGAAGCGAAAAGACGTAATTGATAAAGAATGGTGTGACAAAGTATCAGAGAAATGTAAAACAGTCAAGAAATTAAAATCAACTGATATAGTAGACATTAAATGGTTGACTATAGGTGATTCACACACAGCAGCGTATTCTAAAGAGAACTCCATGGTGATTAAAACTGATGGATTAACTCTTAACGGCCAAATAAAAACTGATTTCGAATACGTCATACAACACATAGAGGAATGCTTTCCTCGAGGTGTAACAATGTCATTCGGCAATATTGATATCAGACATCACATCTGCAGGTTAGGAGTAGACTCCATGGAGATGTTAAAAGCTTGGAAGAAGTTTGGAGACGAATTAGAAAAGAAAGGAATTAAAGTAGAATATTCCACTCCATGGCCAATAGAATTTGAAGAACGAAAATTACCGAAAACTGGTTACTATAAAGGACAACCTTTTTGGGGAACTCGTGAAGAAAGAATTAACGCTCTAAACCAGTGGATTACCAATATGGATAAACTAGGTATGAAGAGGGTTGAATATCCTGAAGAATGGCTTACCTTAAACGGTGAGAAGTTTGCTAAGGATAAAATGGAAAGTGTATCATCTGTACATTTATCCCCCGAGTCATATAGACGCAAAAATTGGGGAATTAACTGTGTACAATTAAGTGATTTCATGTTATAATATACTAATGTTAAATAAAAAAGAAGAGGAAATATGCCAAGTATTAATTTAAAAGCTGAACCAAGAAAGTTCAATAAAAATCGGAAAGGTCAACGAGACACTCGTCCGCCACAAGATATGCCTTTTGACGTTGCACTACGAAAATTCAAGAAAGCCGTAGAGGCTGCAGGTATCTTACAGAAAGTAAGAGAAAAAGAATTTTACGAAAAACCAACGTCTAAACGTAAGCGCAAAAAGGCCGAGGCCATAGCAAGAACAAAGAGAGAAATGCGCATGTCGTCATCCTTTCAACCAAGGAGAAAATACTAATGTCGATAATGGACAAACTAAAAAAGAACTCGAAAATCAAAACTTCAGAGGTTCTTTCAAAATCAATATTCTTTAGCGAGAAAGAAATGACTCCAACAGAAGTGCCAATGATAAACGTTGCTTTGTCAGGAGATCCAGACGGTGGATTAACTCCTGGTTTAACAGTGTTAGCCGGCCCTTCTAAACATTTTAAAACTTCATTTGCTCTATTAATGGCAGGTGCATATTTAAAAGAACATAGCGATGCAGTATTATTATTCTATGATTCAGAATTTGGTTCACCGCAATCGTACTTTGAATCTTTTGGTATTGATACCGACAGAGTATTGCACACACCTATCACTGACGTAGAACAATTAAAGTTCGATTTAGTAGGTCAGCTAGAAAACATGGATCGCAATGATAAAGTTATTGTTGTTATCGATTCTATTGGTAACCTAGCTTCTAAGAAAGAATTAGAAGACGCGCTAAATGAAAAATCAGTTGCTGATATGTCAAGAGCCAAAGCACTTAAAGGTTTATTCAGAATGGTCACTCCTTATCTGGCTATGAAGAATATCCCTTTGCTTGCTGTTAATCATACGTATCAAGAAATTGGATTATTCCCTAAAGCAGTCGTTTCTGGCGGTACTGGTATTTACTACTCTGCAGACAACATTTGGATTATCGGAAGACAGCAACAAAAGACTGGTACGGAAATCAAAGGTTATAACTTTGTTATTAATGTAGAGAAATCTAGGTTTGTAAAAGAAAAGTCTAAAATCCCTATTACAGTAACTTGGGAAGGTGGTATTGCTCCATATTCTGGTTTACTAGATGTTGCACTTGCTGGTGGATATGTACAAAAACCTAATGTAGGTTGGTATTGCAGAGTTGATACTGATACAGGTGAATTAGTTCAACCTAAAGTGAGAGAGAAAGATACTTTACAAGAAGAGTTCTGGAAGCCTATTTTCGAAAATACAAACTTTAAAGAGTTCTTAAAGGGCCATTACCAAATTGGTCATAAACCACTTTTGGAAATCGAACTAGACATTGAGCAAGAACATGGATAATCATTTTATTACACAAGAACATCCAGATTCCGATTTTTATTCGATAATGCTAAATGAAAATTCCCCATATGACGGGGTGAGATTCATTTATGGCACGGTTTCGATTAAAGAAAGTCCGGAACTGGATATGGCTACGTTATCATTTACGTATAACATAAATGATCCAGGTGATTTTGATCACGACACATTGAGAGACGACGAGAATTTTAATAATTACCTCGGAGATCTACTAACACATATTATTGAACAAGGAACTACAATTGCAAAACGAGATACCGACACACGTACTGAGTCATCTACTAAATAACGAAGAATATTGCCGACGTGTAATACCATATCTTCAGAAGGAATATTTTGAAGGTTCACACAAAGTAGTATTCGATCTTATTGTTAACTTTGTAGCAACTCATAATAAATTACCAACAGGTAGAGTATTAGATATTGAACTACAAAAAGTTTCTGCTCCAGAAGATGTACTAAATTCAAGCTCGATATTAATCAATGAGATTAATAATAAGACGGATTTAGATACTGAATATCTTATTAATGAAACTGAAAAGTGGTGTAAAGATAGAGCAGTATATCTTGCGATTATGGATTCTATTGGTATTATAGATGGTAAGGACCCTGAAAAATCAGAAGGTGCTATCCCTGAAATATTATCTACAGCCCTAGGTGTATCTTTTGATCAAGCAATTGGCCATGATTATATCGACGATGCTGATGGCCGTTTTGAATTTTATAATAGAACTGAAGAACGTATTCCATGGGATCTAGATTATTTCAACAAGATTACTAAAGGCGGCATTCCAAACAAGACACTAAACGTTTGTCTTGCTGGTACTGGTGTAGGTAAATCTTTGTTCATGTGTCATAATGCTGCTTCCGTTTTACAACAAGGTAAAAACGTTTTATACATTACTATGGAAATGGCTGAAGAAAGAATCGCCGAACGTATTGATGCCAATCTTATGGATCTACCTATTCAACAACTAGAATCATTGCCTAAAGATGTATTCTCTGAAAAGATTCAGAAAATTGCAAAGGGTACAATTGGTAAATTGTTGATTAAAGAATATCCTACTGGTGCTGCACATTCGGGCCATTTCAGAGCCTTATTAAACGAATTAAAACTTAAGAAGAAGTTTGCTCCAGATATTATATACATAGACTACCTAAACATATGTTCTTCATCTCGCATGAAAGCTATGGGTGGTAGTATAAATAGTTATACTTACATTAAAGCTATTGCTGAAGAGTTACGTGGTTTGGCCATTGAGTTTAATCTGCCAATTATGACAGCGACTCAAACAACGCGTTCTGGTTTTAGTAATACTGATGTAGGTCTTGAAGACACTTCTGAATCGTTCGGCTTACCAGCTACTGCTGATTTAATGTTCGCTTTAATTGCTACTGAGGAATTAGACGAGCTAAATCAAGTAATGGTTAAGCAGCTTAAAAATCGTTATAATGATCCGACTAAATACAAACGTTTTGTAGTAGGAATTGATCGTGCGAGAATGAAGCTATATGACGTAGAAGAATCTGCTCAATCTGATATAATGTCTGATATGAGCATCCCTGATAAACCAATAGCGACGTGGGGGAATAATGATAATAAAGACACGTTTGCTGAATTCAAAGTATAGGAGAAATATATGTTAAATTGGATGAAAGATAGATTAGTGGAGAGAACTTCACACGACGGTATTGCGTTGATCGCAGTTTGCGGATCAGTTGTATTGTTTGGAGGCTTAGCTAAAATGTTAGCTTGGGTCGGTTTAGGATATGGAATCTACACGTTAGTGAAGAAAGAGGGATAATTAATGTTTAAAGTACGTGTTGTTTCGTATAGTAAACCAGCAATTGGTGTTGACTTGAAAGACGATTTGTTACAAATGGTTGCGTATTGCGCACGTGTATCAAATCCCAGTAACCAAAATAATGAAGAAACCGCGGAAAAATTAGTTAAGTATCTAATTAAAAATCAGCACTGGTCACCTTTAGAGATGGCCAGTGTCTGTATGGAGATAGATACTACTAGGGATATCGCTAGACAAATTCTAAGACATCGATCTTTTTCGTTTCAAGAGTTTAGTCAGCGATATGCCGACCCTACTAAAGATTTAAGTTTTGTGACAAGAGACGCTCGTCTGCAAGATGATAAAAATCGCCAAAACTCAGTTAGTATTCCTATAGAAGATTCGATACATCATATATGGGAATCATATCAAGAGGTTATTATTGAGCGATGTAAACATGCGTATGAATGGGCTATTACAGCCGGAATCGCGAAAGAACAGGCTAGAGCAATTCTGCCCGAAGGTCTGACAATGTCGCGTATGTATGTAAATGGGACATTAAGATCTTGGATTCATTATATCCAATTAAGATCTGCTAACGGAACTCAGAAGGAACATCAGGAAATAGCCAAGGCATGTGCTGAAGCAATATACCAGATATTTCCCTTAGATGATGTAATATAGTAGTTATAGTTACCATATTACATATAACAAATAGATATAAAAATAGTACACTTTTTTGCATAAAAAGGTGTACAAAGCCATAAAAGTGGTGTA